GGCTTGCCGCCGGCCCTGGCGGCGGGGAAGGGTTTGAAGTTGGAGAAACGTCGGCGGCAAACCCAGTGCCCCTCCATATCAGCTTTTCGCTGCAAAAGACGGACCTGCAAGAGCAGAACACCGGGCGGGTCGCAATCTGGAATCTGAACCCTTCGCAGTTGGCCACCCTCGACCAAAAGGATTGCGCTCTGTCTTTGAAGGCGGGGTATGGCAACCGGCTCTCTCTCATCTTCGCCGGCGTTGTCAGCTTTGTTACCACCACAGCCGATGGCGCCGACCGCAAGACGGAGATTGAGGTCATTGACAACTTGGTCGAGGTGCGGGACACCTACGTCACGGTATCCTACAACGGCATGGTGAACTGGAAGACCATCTTCGACGATGTGGCCTCACAGATGGGCGTGGCCATCTCGTACTCCTACAATGCGGAGTTCGTAGACGTGGCCAACGGCTTTAGCTTCGTCGGCATGGCCCGAGACATCCTGAGCAAAGGATGCAAGTGCTGCGGCCTCTCGTGGAGCCTCCAGAACGGCGTGTTGCAGGTCAAGAAAACCGGAGATGTCATGTCGAAAGAGGTCTACGTCCTCTCTGCGGAGACGGGACTGCTTGGCATCCCGGCCCGCGTGGTCATCGAGCACGACGAAGCTACCAACAAAAACAAGATCGGCTGGGATGTGGAGTTCTTCCTGAACGGGGCAATCAACATCGACGATTACGTCAAGCTGGAATCGAAGTCTGTCACGGGCTATTTCCGGGTCTACTCACTCGACATCGCTGGCGATAATATGTCAGGGGACTGGACGTGTGCGGCAAGGCTTCTGGAGGTCGAGGAAGCATAAAAACGCAGCATCGAGCGGCAGGCTTGACAGCCGTTAGAGCGGACGATATAATGTTCACTAGATATTCCGTTTGGAAAGTCTGCGAGCAAAACTAATACGCTGAGGTAGTCGCTCCCCGCGAGGGAAGCGTGGATAGAAATGATAACCAATACTACAACAGAGCGGGAACATCTGGTCGCTCCCCTCACGGGGAGCGTGGATAGAAATAGAGTCATCTACAAAATCCTCCGGTATCTGGAGCAGGCAATGGACTATGACGAGCCGGATCTGGATAGAATCTCCGCCGACGCTCTCGGCATCAGCGAACAGAGACGGGTTGCCATCATGGAAATGCTTGCGCGAGAGGGGTATATCGACGGCATGACCGTGAAGCGGTCTACCGACGGCAACGTAACTATCTCGAATCCACATCCGCGTATCACGCTCCGGGGGCTGGAGTACCTGCAAGAAAACTCGGCTATGCAGAAGGCAGCTCGGCTTGCCAAAGGAATCGCCGAGATCGTTACATGATTTGATAAGGCACCAAGGGCGACGGAGCGATCCGCCGCCCTTTCACTTTGGGGGTGATACTCCATGATGCAGGAATTTGTCCACGAAACCAACAAAGCTATGCAGGAAGCTCTGAAAGGCGTCCACACGTCCATGCCGGGCAAAATCGTATCATTCGACCCGGCAACCGGGCTTGCGACCGTTCTCCCCATGATGAAGTTCCGAAAGCCGGACGGCTCCACAATGGAGTATCCTCAGATCACGGGCGTTCCGGTCATGTTCCCGCAGTCCATGAACCAGCAGGCCACCATCGCATACCCCGTCAAGCCGGACGACGGCTGCATCATCCTTGTGGCTGAGCAGAGCATTGACTACTGGATGTACGGGCAGGAGACGGATACGGATCTCGATTTTGACCTGACCAACTCTATCTGCATTCCTGGCCTGTTCGTGCCGGCCAATCAGGTGATGAAGAAAGCCTGTGATGAAAACGCTATCATCGCAGACTTGAAAGGCACGTTTGTCAAAATCAGGGAACCCGAAATCATCCTGGATGTGAAGGGGACTTGCATCACCATCAAGAGCGGGGAAGTCATCATTGACGCAACCAAGGTGACGATCAACGGCAACGTTCAGCTCAACGGTCAGGAAGTGGCCACGGGTGATGTCAAGGCCAACACCGCGATCAGCCTTGCCACGCACACCCATACGGGCAATCTGGGAACGCCTACTTCGCCGCCGCTCTGAAACGGCGATTTTAAGCCACCATACAGGTGTTTTAAGTCTTACCCTTAACTTACATTACCGCACGGTAAAAATGGTTTCCAGATTGCCAATGGTTGGCCTCACGGCACAATGGAGGGAATCCACAATGAGCATCGCAAATGCGGTCAAGATACAGCTCCAGGCGGCTGGCCTTCGCCGCAAGGTATCGTTCTGGTCGTCACCGGCTAAGCAAATTTGATTACGAGGAGATAAGAGCTATGGAACCAGCAGACGTCATGAAAATCGGCATGAGCGTGGATGAGGCTAAAGAGGCTTTTTCCGCGTTGCCAGAGGACAACCGCCTCCGAATGGCACCAGAGCAAATTGCTACCATAATCCTGTTTAACAATCCAACGCCAGCACAAGCGCAGGCGGCACTCGTACTGGCGTGGAATCACTTGCTCAGGAACTCAGACCTTAGATTTCATCCGTTCGACTATCCAAATTGAAGGCTGACACATCCAAAGGAAATGGGGAGGGATAACCATGAAACCGGCAGATGTTATGAAAATCGAGATGACACTGGAACAGGCGGATGAGGTCCTCTGCGAAAATCGCACCACAGCTTCGATTCGTGAGGAAGCGATATATTTTGCAACAAGAATCCTCTCTCAAGAACCAACGCCAGCACAAGCGCAGGCGGCACTTGTACTGGCGTGGAACGAAATTCTTGAACGGTCCAGGCTCACTTATCGAAATGGCTAGAGGAGCCATTTCCGATTTCTATGGAGAACGACTCGGAATTGTCCATCGCAACAGAAATGGCATATGCAGCATCACGAATCGAGCTGAACTGATCGCTATCCATCGTTACCTTACAGTTTTGACACTGAAAGCGATTATAGTCTTCCCATTCGCCGGATGTCAGCTCTGAACGGCATCCGCAGTGCTTGCAGGTTACAACGAATTTGAATTTCATGGTAGTCACCTCCTTTCCGCACCCATTGTACCACGGCAGGGGACTGACCCTCAATCGCAATCAACAATTTTAAGGCCATATACGGAAGTTTTGGGGAAACCATCCCCCCATCATTACCAACTGTCAAAAAGAGTTTCCAGACCCGTTAAATTCGTTCTCACGGCCATTCAAGGAGGCTTTCAGAAAATGTCCGATATTCGATTGGATAAAAGCGGCGATATTGAGGTTTCTCCCACCGGGGACATCTACTTGACCGAAAGCGTCAGGCAGGCGGTCCTCATCCGGCTGCGCTGGATCTGGAATGAGTGGCGGCTTGGGCCGGAGCTGGGCTTCCCGTGGTTTGAGGAAGTGTTCGTCAAGAATCCGAACACTGTGAAGATCCGGTCGCTTATCCGAAACGAAATCATGCAGGTAAAAGGCGTGACTGCCGCGGAGGTTACTTCGGTCTCCTATGACCGGGCCAAGCGGGCAGCCACGTTTGTTTTTGTCTGCACGGTAGGGGATGCCACATACAGGGAGGAGGTGACGCTCTATGAGCACCTATGGCATAACGCCTGAAGGCCCGAATATCAAACGTCTGGATACCATCCTGGACGAGATGCACGATGACCTATCAAAGGAGTGGGGCGTCAATACCAGACAAAACCCGCAGTCTTTTTTGAACCACCTGCTGACGAACGTTGCAGACCAGTTTGCGGATGCCTGGGAGTTTGGCCTTGACATCTACCACTCGCACTACCCGTCTACGGCCGAAGGCGTGAGTCTGGATAATGCGGCGCAGTATGGAGGCTCCACGCGAGAGACGGCAGAGAAGTCCTATTACCCCATCCACTGCACAGGACGTGACGGAACAACGCTTGCGGCCGGCACCATGATATCTTCCACCATGAACCCGACAACGCAGCTCACGATCACAGACACCCGTCAGATTACGCGCAGCGCGTTCAATCGAGCGGACATCAAAGTGGCGGCGCTCGGCGCCGGGGACGTATACACCGTGGCCATCAATGGCGCGGTGTATTCTTTTTCGCCGAAGGACCTCGACGCTGTTTCAATCTTGAACGGGCTGGCAGATGCCATCAAGGATGACGATTTCGCTGAGAGTGTGGACGAGGAAAACGAGCTGCTGCACATCGAAGCGAAAGATGTTACCTCCACAAACGTTCTGGTCCTGTCCGAAAATCTCACAACCGACACGGTGACGAGCATCATTACCTTCGGCACCGTGGAAACGGGGGATATCCTGCTGCCGGATGGGGTCATCACCAACATCGTCAAGGCTGATGCCGGGCTGCTGAGCGTCGTAAACCGGTGCAGCTACATAGCCGGACGACAGGAGGAGACAGACGCAGAGCTGCGGCAGTCCTACGCGGACAAAATCTTCAACCGCTCCTCTATGATGCTGGAGAGTATCAAAAGCGCCATTCTCCAAAACGTCCAGGGCGTCACGAGTGTGGCCCCCTACGAAAACCCGAGCCATGAGTGGGACGAATACGGACGGCCGCCGCACAGCATCGAGATTGTGGTGGACGGCGGCGATTCGACCGAGATTGCAAAACAGATCCTCGAAAAGAAGGCGGGCGGTATTAACACGTTCGGAGACGTGGAGGTGGTTTTGCCCGGCGCCTACGATGAAGATATCACCATCCGGTTCAATCGGCCCACGGTCATCTACACCTGGTTCCATCTCGGAATCACGCTGCACCGGAACGAGGCTATCCCGCCCAACTACGTCGATCTGCTGCGGGAAGTCGTTTTGGAGAACATGAACGCGCTGAACGCCGGAGAGGATGTTGTGCCGCAGGAGTTTGTATCCGAGCTTTACAAAGCCTGTTCCGGTATCAGCTATATCGACGTGAAGCTCTTTGCCACGTCGGATTCTGGCCAGGAGCCTACCGAATACCCCGACCGAAGCGTGTATATCACTGCCCGGCAGAGGGCCTACACTTCGGAGGATATGATCGAGGTGGAGATTGATGGATGAGCGAATCGACAAGAAAATCGAAGAGCTTGAGCAGAGGCTCCAGACGTTCCACAGCGACCTCATAGAGCAGTTCCGCGGCAAACCCCACATCGAAGGTCTGGTCCGCGTAATCGAGCGGCAGTTCCGCGACCTCTACGCATTCTACATCCAGCTCCGCGACGAGCTGAACGTGAACGATGCGGTCGGCAAGCAGCTTGACGGCGAAGGCGATATCGTGGTCATGACCCGTAAAGAGGCGGGAGAATTGGCGGGAAATCCTATCCCGTTCGACGTGATCGACGATGACACGTACCGGCAGTATCTCATCTACAAAATCCTCAAGAACACCTGTGATTGCACCTACCCGAATATCATCAAGGCGTTTCGGATGTTCTGGGACAAACCCCTCTACTACTCAGAGGACCCGGAACAGCCGGCCACCATGATATTCGACACGGGCGAGATGAGCGCCGATACCATCACGACGCCGTTGTTTAAGGTGCCCCTGATCCGTGCAGCCGGCGTTACGCTGAAGCTCTACGCCAGGACCACTGCGGATATGGGCGTTGCAAATGTGCCCATTGCAAGCGGGCTTGGCTATGCAGTCACGGTCACAACGCTCCCGTATCTGGAACGGCTCATTGACTACGGCGCAAAAGTCCATGTGAGGACCGGCGTGGCAACCGTCGCTGAGGACACACTGCCCGGCATCGAGCGTGAGTATAAATTCGGCCATAAGCTGCGGCTTGGCTCTGGCGTCCAGAGCGTGTCGCAAGATCGTCTCCCGTTCGTTGAGCGGGAGATTTCTTATTCCGCAAATGTCGATGCTGGCAGCGGTGTTTACAGCATCATGGAAACCCCAATTAACGGTATCCAGCAGCAATAACGAAAAGGAGGAAGTCCGCACATGAGTTACTACGGCGGAACAGTCACGGTCAAGGGCCGAGATCTCATTACCAGACTGATTGCTGGCGAAACCATAACGCTTACCCGCGTTATGGTCGGTTCCGGCAAGATGCCGGAAGGAGTAGAGCCTATTGACATGGAGGCTCTTGTCAACCCCATAGCCGAGGCAACGACCACGGTCCCGATTGTCGAGAACAACGTCCTCTCGATGATCGTCGAGTACAGAAACGACATGAACGGGGGTCTGAAAGAAGGGTTTTGGCTGAACGAGTTCGGTATCTTCGCCAAGACCGACAAGAGCGATGAGATTCTGCTCTACTACGCCACCCTGGGCGACAGCCCGCAGCCGGTCAACGCATATCAGGATAACCGGTACGACATCCGGCGTTATCCCGTTACCATCGCTCTGCTGGTCGATGCAGACCTTCAGCTCAGCTACACCCCTGGCGCCTTTGTTACGTCCGCAGAGGCGCAGGCCCTCATCGAGGCGATGGTCCGGGAGGCCGTTGCGCAGATCGCGGGCAACGTTGGCGCGGCCATCATCAAGGAAATCACCATCCCCGCCGAGGGCTGGGCCTGGGACGAAACCGGCGGGGAAGAAGCGGGCGGCATGGGTATGGACGAATACCGGATGTACCGCGACGTTGCCGTAGCGGAGTCCACGGAAGAACTGTTCGTGAACGTCGCCCTGCACAAAGACGCACTTGAAACCTCGAAGAGAGCTGGCCTGTGTCCATCCGTACAGACACTTGCCGGCTCTCTCCGGTTTTGGGCAAAAAATCAGCCGAACGCGGATATGGACGCCACCATCGCGCTGCTGTCTGAGTCCGGCGCAGGAGGAGGTGGAAGCGGCGGCACCTATGTGCTGCCCGTCGCAACAGAAACCACGCTCGGCGGCGTGAAGATCGGCGAGGGCCTTACCTCCACAGCGGACGGCAAAGTCTCGGTCGAGGGAGTCCCCATCGCGGACAGCGAGAAGGCGACCCTGGAGGCAACCAACGCCGTGCTGGATGAGGTCTACGACGACGCCGGGCAGACCCCGTAACTCAAAGAAAGGAGAAAAAAGCATATGCCATCTTACGATGAAAACTCCGTGCTCACTCTGGCTGGCCTGAAAACCGCGCTGACCCGCGCCAAAGCAGAAACGCTCGCGGCCATTGCCGCTGCTGGGCACCTCAGCAAGAAGAAGGTGGACGCGGTGCCGGAAGCGGCAAACGCGGAGGAAAACACCTTCTACTTCGTCAAGAACAACGATACCGGCCATTATGACATCTATTTCAAGATTGACGGCGTGATGGAACTCATCGACGATACCACCGTTGATATGGAAGGGTATGTCACCGACGAGGCTCTGGCCAAAGCGCTGGCCGGTGTGGGCGGCGGCGCTCTGTACAAGGGGACTAAAACCGACCTGTCCACGGCTGACAGCGCCGTCATCGAGGCGTACTTCACTGAGCACAGCGATGTGACACCAAAACCCGGTGATGTGTTTATCGTAGCTACCGTCGTCAGCGGCGTTACCTACGAGCAGTCTGCCTATCAGTACAACGGTACTGGCTGGGAGGCTGTAACTGGCCCGGTGGATGCGGATAAGGTCATCCTGCGGGAGAATATCACGTTGGCCGGCAGTTATACGCAGTTTGGCAACCTTACCAAGACTGCCAACGGCACCGCCACCTTGGAAGCCAAGGGCAAGAGCGTTTCGGACGTACTGACCGAGATTCTGAGCAAGCGTCTTCAGCCGGGTAGTCCCACTCAGCCCAGCATCAGCGGCTTTAATCTGTCCAGCGCGAAGGCCGTGGAGGCCGGAACCACGCTGGCGCAGGCCAGTTACACCGCCGGCACCCTCAACAAAGGCTCGTACCAGTACGGCCCGGACGATACCGGCGTCGTAGCCTCTAACTGGGCGGTCCAGCGCATCACCGACAAGGGCGCCGAGCAGATCGCCAGCGTCGATGCGGCGTCCCTGGATGCCGGCACCGACAACAACGGCGGCGAGGGCTTTGTGATCGGCGACATGGGCGGCGACGAGAACGTCGTATCCAGCCTGAAGTACAAGGCCATCGTCACTCACGGGGCCGGCGTGACCGCCAAGGACAACCTGGGCAGCGATTCTGACCCTGCTGTGAGCATTGCCGCCGGTACTAAGGAGAAGACCACCAGCGCATTCACCCCGTTCCGCAACGTTTTCTACGGCGCAAGCACGACCAAGCCCGCGCTGGACAGCGCGGCTATCCGCGCCCTGACCCCCACCGGAAAGGCGTATGCGGCTGGCACCCTGACCATCAACGTACCGGCTGGCGCCCAGCGCGTGGCTATCGCCTGCGACGCTACCAAGACGGGCGTGACCAAAGTTATCAATGAGAGCGCCATGAACGCCGACGTTACCTCGACATTCGTGCAGTCTACTGTCGATGTCGAGGGTGCGGAGGGCTACACCGCCAAGTCCTACAAGGTGTGGGTGTTTGAACCCGCCGTCCCGTATGAGAATACCGCGACCCTGAAGGTCACGCTGGGTTGAGAGGAGGGAATGAAGTATGGCTATCAATAACACGACCGGCAGCTTCCCCTTTATGGAGTTCCCCATGGCCTTCTCCCGGCAGGACAGCTTCCCGCTGGACAAGTCCTCGGTGTACAGCTCCCTGTCTGATGCGCAGACCTATGCCCAGACCAGCCCCCTGGCCTACGTCGGCCAGGTGATCGCCGTGGTGGTGGACGGCACCGCCACCATCTACCAGATCAAGAACACGGCGGGCGACCTGGAGGCATTGGCTTCCGGCGACTTTGAGGGCAATGTGGAGGCCGTTCTGGCTACACAGATTGCATCCGACGCAGAGGTCACGGAGATGCTCAATGAGGTCTTCGGCACGAATGATGCCGAGGGCTGATAATACACACAAACGATAGGAGGATATGAACTATGGCTTACACTGAAACCAAACTCATGAATCTCGGCCACCTGAAGGACCTTGCCATCAAGGCCCAGGCGGAAATCGCTGCCGTTAAGGCGAAAATCCCCACCAATGTCAGCCAGCTGACCAATGATGCCCAGTACCAGACCAGTTCTCAGGTGACTACTGCCATCCAGCAGGCCATCGCCGCTTCCGGCCACGCCAGCTTCCAGAAGGTCGGTGCGGTGCCGGAAGCTGAGTCCGCTCAGACCAACATCCTGTACCTCGTTATGAACGACGAGACCAGCCACTACGACATCTACGCCAAGGTGGACAACGAGATGGTGCTGCTGGACGACACCACCGTGGACCTGTCCAACTACGTCCAGAAGGACGGCGACAAGGTGCTGTCGGACAACAACTACACCGACGCCGAGAAGAGCAAGCTGGCCGGCATCGCAGAAGGCGCAAACAAATACGTCCACCCCTCGCACACCGCGCAGTCTGAGGGCTTCTACAAGGTCACCGTAGACAACCAGGGCCACGTTACCGACGTGACCGCCGTTACCAAGGAGGACATTACTGGTCTGGGCATCCCCGGACAGGACACCACCTACCAGAAGGCCACTGCTGAGGCTGATGGTCTGAT